TTCTTTTAACACGTTTTCTGGCTGGTTTGTACCTTTTTTTAGACCTTATGCCTAAATTCCTTCTTCTTTTTGCTCTGCCTCTAGCAAGAGCACGCAACTGTTTCTTTGTGGGTGTTCTCTTCCTTTTTGGCATTAAGAAAATAAACAGAAGCTTTTACTTCTGTTTCCTGTAATTATGGGAACCGGAATTCGGACTTAAGGTTAGGACCCCATTTGACTATCACTAGTAAAACCAATTTTCGGAATTAGAAGCGAAGCGTTAGGGTTTGCCCCATTAGGGGCAATCTGGTTAAGTGCCTATGGTTCAATGGGGACTTAGGAAGTGAGGGTTAGTATTACCCTCACTTCCATCCCACCTGACCAGACTTTTTACACCAGTTTTCAACTCAGGTCAGGTCACCATTTTCAGATAAAAGCGGTTAACGGGTAGGTATCGGGTAGGAATTGTTTGGAATTTGGCAGAATTGTATGCCCATAAATTAACGGGCCAAATCTGATTGGAGCATTGTTTGGAATTTGGCAGAATTGTATCACGTGGGTCAACATCTGGTCAACCTACCTGACCTGACTGCTGTTTCCTATTGGTCGATCTATCGATTTTCCCAAAATCATAAATGGGAATACCATGAGCTAAGGTAGCGGTTAGAGCATACTTCAAAAAAGCCAGAATGACTATGTCAGTCGATAGAGTGAGACCTGCTATACAAACAAAGTTCTGGTTATTCACGCAGTTCAATATTAATGAGATACCTCGCTACCATGGGGGGCGCATGCATTACTTGGTTTACCAGAGGGAAGTTTGTCCAGAAACTGGTAGGATGCACTTTCAAGGTTATTGTGAATTCAGATCAAATCAAAGGTTAGAAGCTGTGAGGCGCCTCTTTCCAGGCGCTCATCTTGAGCGAAGGTATGGTACACAGGAACAGGCAATCGCATACTGTACTAAAGATGAAACAAGAGCCCCAGGATCAACCCCAATCATCTGTGGAGTACCTACATTAGCCAACCAAGGTGCAAGAAACGACCTTCTCTTAGTAAAGAATGATATAGAATCTGGATGTTCAATGATGGAAGTTTTCGAGAAGCATTTTAATGCTAGCTGCAAATATCATAAATTTTTCGAAAAGTACAAGAGCATGCTCATCAACAGAGATTACATACCACTCTTCCGTACCGTTCATGTTATGGTCTTATGGGGGGACACTGGGATAGGGAAGACGCGAAAAGCATATGATTTGTGCCCAGATCTCTTTAAAATGCCATTTGGAGACAGTGGAACACTTTGGTTCGATGGATACGCGTTTGAGACCACCATCTTGCTAGATGAATTCTATGGTCAGGTCAAGCTTTCCTTCTTTTTACAGCTGTTAGACGGATACCCATTGCGTTTGCCCATTAAAGGTTCCCATACCTATGCAGCTTGGACAAAGGTTATTATCACCTCAAATGTACCTCCTGACCAATGGTACAAAGGTGTGCCTGATGCTTCCAGAAGAGCCCTCATGAGGCGAATTAACTCTATAGAACATCTTACACACCCTGTCTTAGAGGGGGTAACAGCAGATGATCTGCAGTATACAGTAGGTGCGCCAGGTTTTGATTTAAATCACCCTCCACTAGAACATACTCAGGCTCAGCCTGATCTCTTATCTGAGGATGAAGGCTTTGGCAATACGCTCTCTTTTGAGAGTGATGAGTTGGATGATGAAGATGATGAAGACTATGTTTAGTGTTGATCAACACTTTTATTTTATTAATATATAAATTATGATAGTTGTGCTTGTTGTGTTTGTACAAGTCCTATGTATTCAACCAGACTAACGCTCTTAAATCTGTATAGTATCTTCCATCCAAAAGTAGCAGGATTTGTATAACCAGCAGTAGCCACTTGTACATTGAGGAACTCAGTTGCCACAAGTATACCATGCCCAGCTCCATCAGTAACATCAATAGGTGGTGGTGTATAAGGGTAGAACGTTCCATAAGTGCCTGCTGCTGTAAAGGCTCCCATTCTAGAATCTTCATAAAAGTATATGCAATCTTGTGCATAAGTGGGTGCAGTTGAGCCATAATTTTCAGTGCTGAATATTATCTTTCTTGCATCAGCTACCTCTCCAGCATTAGCAATTGTATCATAAGGTGGTAAGAATAGCTGTATCTTGAGTATCTCTATTATAGTGCTTTTTCCTTTTCCTCCCATCATTAGAGCTTTTGGCATTACATAAGTTTTTGTTTCTGCAGTATTAGCGGCTGCCATAGTGAATGCACCATTTAACCATTGAGGATTTACATCTGCTGTCCCTCCAGTAAGTGATTTAGAAGACATTGTTGATGAATATGCTCTCCTTCTTTTAACACGTTTTCTGGCTGGTTTGTACCTTTTTTTAGACCTTATGCCTAAATTCCTTCTTCTTTTTGCTCTGCCTCTAGCAAGAGCACGCAACTGTTTCTTTGTGGGTGTTCTCTTCCTTTT